GACTATATTATATGTTCCGTGAAGGCGGAGGTAAGATCCAAAACATCGTTATTGAAAAGCACAACACAAGATATGTGCGTAGTGCTACAATCATTGATGCTGTCTATTGGTTGATACTGTGGTTCTTCAAAGAACTTAATGATATTCCAATGTCAACAACTTGGGTGTTCGTAGGTTTGCTTTGTGGACGTGAGTTAGCGATGGCAACAGTTACAGGCAAGCACAAGTTCAAAACTGTGTTTCCACTAGTTACTAGAGACTTTTTTAAGATGATGATTGGACTAGGTGCATCAGTTGCTATTGTCCTAATGATTCATTATGTGATTGTGCCAAACGGGTTATAAAATAAATACAAACCCAAAGGAGACACAGATATGATTGAAGGATTTAAGCCACCTAGAGTTACTTTCCAAACTCGCATAAGAGACGAAAGCGTAGAAGGGAATAACCCTTATCGTTGGCAACAAATAACCAGCGATGAATTATTTGCAAACAAGCGTGTAGTATTATTCAGTTTACCTGGAGCATTTACACCTACTTGCACTGATTATCAATTACCAGGTTTTGAAGAAAACTATGATAGAATTTGCAATGCAGGATGTGACGATGTATATTGCATTAGTGTAAATGATGCTTTTGTAATGAATGCTTGGGCGAAAGTAATGGATATTCAAAACGTAAAAGTTATACCAGATGGTTCTGGTAACTTCACTCGTTTTATGGGTATGCTGGTAGGTAAGAACCATTTAGGTTTTGGTTTACGTAGCTGGCGTTATATGTGTGTCTTGAACAATGGTGTTGTTGAAAAGTGGTGGCAGGAGCCTGGCATCAACAATGATGGATTAGACGACGATCCATACGAGCAAACAACTCCTGAGAATTGTTGTGAATACCTAGAAAACGTCTAATATAGATAGTCTAGGCGGGTTGTTACGTAATAAACACGTTAGGAGCCAAGGTTAGCTCCTAATTTTTTTTAATTGATAATTACTTAAAAGAAAGGTAAAAATGCATCAAGGTCCTTTTTGGTATGAAATAGATCATAGTATCACAGAAGAATTTAGGCAAAAAATGTTAAAGGTTGCTAAGAAAACAACCTATACAAGATATGGTCAATACGCAAAAAAGGATAAAGAAAAAACGATGCACGGTATCAGTCGTAACGTAGGTTACTTAGATATCAAACCTTTGTTAAAATGTGTTAACATATTACCACACAACGTTTACCTATTACACAATCCACCATTTGATCCTGTACCAAGACATATAGACTTTGTGCAATACACAAAAAAGACTAGCAGTGTAAGTTGGCATCTAGCACCAGACTTAGACGTTTTTGCACCAGTTGATTTTTTTGATGCAGACGAAAATAAACACACTTACCACTACAAAAATAATGCTGTGATATTAAATACAGGTGAATGGATACACAGCGTCACAAACAATGAACACGATCGATATATGTTGCAATTTGCATACGAGGAGCCAATTGATTGGGTTATTGAAAATGTGAGGTTCACACCTATGTAATAATTATTGGAGGGCAAAATGATTACAGAGAAAACATTTTTAGAGCGGAGTTTACTATTTGCTAAATTATCAAGCATTGCTTATAGTGATGATGTTGCATATGTAAAAAAAGTTGTTAAGACACTTGGATTTACTACAGTTGAATTTTATAATAAAGATGGTGCGCAAGCATATAGATTTATGAACAAAACAGATTTAGTTATTGCTTGTAGAGGTACACAACCAAGTGAGTTTAATGATATTAAGGCAGATTTAAAGGCAATGCCTGTAATGGCAGAAACAGTAAGTAGAGTGCATAGAGGTTTCAAAGCAGAAGTAGATGAGTTATGGCCTATGGTACAAGAAGATTTAAGACGTAAAACTAATGCAAGTAAAAACATATGGTTTACTGGGCACAGTTTAGGAGCCGCAATGACAACTATAATGGCAAGTAGATGCAATTGCGATGCTGAGATGCCTGACATACAAGAAGTTTTCACATACGGCTCGCCAAGGGTAGGATGGTCAGGTTATTGTAAAAGTTTAAATGTCACACACCATCGTTGGGTAAACAATAATGATATTGTAACAAGGGTACCACTTGCCGCTATGCTTTACACACATCACGGAACAGAACATTATATGAATGCTTACGGTGAGGAACGTAAACTTACTTATTGGCAACGTGTAAAAGATCGCTGGCGTGGTATATGGATGGGCTTGAAGAAAGGCAGTATTGATAGTTTTAGTGATCATTCTATGACCAACTATATTTCTAACATAGAAAAAATGATATAAATACTATATGAGAAAACGCACTAGAAGTATATTACAAGAACTTAGCACAATCCGTGTTGCTGACCGTGGTGACGACTTTATTCAAACCACCGGTACTAATATTATTGACAGTGCAATAAACTTGTTAGAACAAGTGCATACAATTTATGATGCAGAAGCCGCATTAGATCTTGAAAGACGACTTATCAACAGTATCAAAGCAGGAAGCAGTAAGAAGTTTCGTGTAGGAGTTGAAAAAATCAAAGAAAGCAAGCGTAAATGAATTTCATAAAGGAATTGCAAGAGTCGCGTATGACTCGAGATGCAAGGAATCAAAGACTTTTAACTTATACAGATTGCAAAGAAAAAGCATATCTAAGTATTTTGTGTTTACAAGCTATGAGATATTATAGAAAACATAGAACTGATGCTATGAAGTATGCATACAAAACAGTTATGTATAGAGATTACACACGTTTTAGAATAGATAGCACAGATTTATATAATCTATATTATTTTATTACTGGCGACGAAGCCGCATTAAAGAAATTAAAAAATCCAGGTGCCGCCGCAAAAGAACGAAGAAGTACAGTTATAAGCGTAGGAAAGCTAAATGGATTTTTACGCAGAATGGCAAGCGGTGATAAAGTTACGGCACAAGACCTGAGAGATCTAGCGTTAATAGAATCTGATTTAGATATTAGCAATCCTCATTACAGAGAAATACGCAGAAGATTGAATACATTTGATACTGATAGTAAAGCTGAAAGACAAAAGGTTATAACAAGATTGCTTTTTGCCGCTAGAAGTAAACTTAGTGACAGCGATGTTATGCCAATGTTTTCACGTTTTACAAATGATAATAACTTAGAAGATTTTTCTGCTACTGATCCAGAACCAAAGCTCAGTATGCCGGATATTGGCGGTATGCAAAATATTCAAAACTATAGATTTGTATTGCCTGTTAGTTCTTTGCCATTTGTAGGTAGGTTTTTAAATATGATGCAAAAAGGTGCAACTATACCTCCAGCAGTTGCAGGCTCATACTTGCCTTTGATATATATGGTACACGATATAGTAAGAGCTGGCCCTGCCTATATAAAACAACTAGAACAAGTTCATAAAAGGGCAAAAAGAGACCTTAAGAGCTAGTTTTTCTTCTCAAATGCTAAATACAATATAGAAATCCCGTAGAGTAACGGGTTAGTCATTAGAGAATTAAGGAGATAAAAATGGCAGCATTCACAAGAACAAATGGTTTAGGCCACGCACACGGTACACTTTACTCAACTGCAAACCTAGACTTTTATGCAATTGACACAAAAGCAACACTTGCTTCACAAGGCGGAATCGGCGGAGCAATCGAAGCTGTAATGCAGGAAGTTGGACCACTTATGGCTGTTTCATCTGGAACAGACGGATTCATCGGCGTTATCGTTGATGGTCACTCAACTAGCGCAGCTGATTTACAAGCAAGAGTACAAGCATTAGGTACAGTGAATTCATTCGACCTAAGCAGCTCAACAGTTGCATTACAAACTAACCTATTCGATATTGCAGACGCATAAGAGTAGATAACTTTAAAAAAAAGGAGCGTCACTTTTACAGTGGCGCTTTTTTTATGACTGTAAATAATGTATGCGACACTTACCTGAGCAGAAAGTCACATTCATTCATAATCCTAAAACTGCAGGAACAAGTATATCAACTTGGCTTGATGAAAATTTTAATACCATCCAAGGTAGAAAACACGGACATATTGTAGAAGTAAATGAATTTTTTCCTAGGACTGAAATAACATTCGGTGTTGTACGTAATCCTTGGGAACGATTAGCAAGTTGGTATATGTTTTCTAATTTTACTAACACTCCATTCAAAGATTGGCTACTACAAAGATTCTCACAGTTTGAACGTAATTTATCGTATCAACCTTTCCTTTTATGGGCAAGGAATTGGTATAGGTTAGACACACCTCAACATCAATGGTTTGGTACAAACACAATAATATTGCGCTATGAGAATTTGAATAAAGATTTTGAACAAATACAAAAGTTATTGGATTGTGACAAACCTTTGCCATATGTCAATAAGTCCGTAGACTATGACTATAAAGAACTATATACTAGTGAAACGCGAGATCTAGTATGGGACGTATACTTAAAAGACATAGTGGAGTATGGATATGCATACTAAATTTCAAATAAAAACTACTGTAGATATTACAAACCACAACAAAGTTACCAAAGAAGATAAAGTCAAATATGGACAAAAACAAAACTTTTTGACATTATTGAATACAATTGGATTACGTGTAAATCCAACAGTTGAAGATGATCCATATAAAACGAACACAAAGGAATTTGGTAATAATGATGTTTGGCAATTTGATTTTTCTGTTGAATATGAAAAGTCATTGACTATTGATATGTTGGTCAATGATTTTATGTTTGTTCCTTTTGTTGCCGGACTTGAAGAAACAGAAGTATTTGAACAACCTGTTTTTATTACAAAGGGTAAAAATTTAAATATTCTTTTCGAAGAGATAAATAATATTACAGAATAACTCTGTCAGGCATTTATTTAGGTACAACGAAAAGGCTATTTCCTGTCGTAAACATATGGAGTAATAAATGTCGGCACCATCTAAAATTGAAAGAGAAAGTTTAGAAGCACACGTAGATATGTGTGCTTTGCGTTATGAGCGTTTTGAACAGCGCCTTGGCGCTGTTGAAGAAAAGTTAGATGGCATTGCCGAACAAATGGCAAACGGGCAAGCAAGCCTAGTAAAAGTAATTATTGGAGCCGCAGGTACAATAGTAGCAGGTTTATTATCAACTATTGTTGTTATTATTATGCAAATGGGGTAAACAATGTTATTGAGAGAACTCTTTGAAAGACAGGTATATGCTAAAAGAGGAAATACAGTTGTAAGAAAATATAGATGTACTTCTGGTGCTAGAAAAGGTAGAGTCGTAACAAATGTAGGACAATGCTTTGCTCCACCAGACATAGCAAAAAGAAATAGACTAAGAATTACTAAGGCAAGGTTAGGATCAAAAATGGTTAGAAAAGCAAAAAGAACTAAAAGAACTAATCCAGCCAGTATTAGAGTTAGGGCAATGAATAGATGAAAATTTCTGATTTAGAAACAATTAAAGAAGCACCGATTGCCGATCCTGTAAAATCAGCACAAGAAGCATTACAACAGGCGAAAGAAGGTGTAGTCGCTATTCAAGCTCAAATGACTCAATTAGCCGCACAGAAAAAAGCGGCAGATGAACAAGTTAGAGCAGCTACTCAGGCAGTTGCTACAGCACAAAAAGCTAAGACCAATATGGCTCGACAGCAAACAGGTACAATGGGCACTCCAAACACTCAACAGACAATGAGCCCAACAGCACAATGAATTTTCAAGAAATTAGTAACGGTATAAGTGTTCCTATCACTTTAGAAGAAGAGGCTCTTCTTAACAAAATGAATCACTTGTGTCGATATGATGAATTTACGGAAAGACAACAATATCTTCTTGACAATCTTATAAGAAAAGATATAATAAAGAAAGTCTTCTATAAAGGAAAGTGCTACCTGTTTAATGAAAAATATAGTTAAAGAATTAAACAATCTTATTTCTGAAGGTATTAAGAAGCATCATTTGCCAGTTGTAATGGGCAATGCAATTCGTATTGGCCCTGTAATAATTAGGCAAAGGAAAGACAAATCTTTTTTATTATTTGATTGCATTGAAGATAAAACAATAGGACAACGTTTCAGTAAACACGGAGCAATAGCTACTGCAAAGCTATATAATGAAAACAAATGTATTAATTTAGTTGAAAATTTAGATAAGGCGGTGCAAAAACATAGTACTGATGCAAAATTTTACCAGCATACTATTGATAAAACGGAAAATGCTTTGAAAAAAGACGTTTTAGATGTAAGATTAGACATATCTTTAGATGAACTACGGTTAGTTACAAAGAGATTAGAACAAATAATATACAACTAGAGATAAATACTTTAAATAAAATAGGATATTATCACCATGATTATTTCAGAGTTTGCAAAACCAGTTACCGCAAAGAGCTTAAACGAAAGCCTTGCAAAGCGTTTCGGAAAGCGTATTGCTTTAGAATCTTTTACATTACAACAACTACAAGATGCACGTAATAAACTTAGAACACGTCTAAGTCAAATTGAAGTAAGCGAAAGTTTCAATACAGTTATCGAAAGCGATGATTATCAAAGACAAAAACTTTTTCTTGATGTATTAAATGCTGAAATCGCAGAACGTGGTGATATTGAAGAAGAAGCACTAGAAGAAAAAGCAAAGCCTGACTTTTTAGATATGGATAAAGATGGCGACAAAAAAGAGCCAATGAAAAAAGCCATTAAGGATAAAAAGTCTAAAGGTATTCAAGCAATGAAAGACGCTGGTAATAAAAAAGCAGATGCTGAAGCAAAAGAATCTGTTGTACGTGAAGGTGCAGAGGATCAAGCAGAAATTGTTATGGCGGCTAAGGATATGGTTGACAGAGTTACAGGTTGGATGGAAGACACAGCCGAAATGAAAACAGAGTCAATGCTAGATCTTGCTGATGCTATTCGTGATGAAATGGGTGTAGAACAAAGTAATGCATTTGTTGAAACAATTAAGGCTAGTTTAGATGAACTTTACACTTCGATGGAAGCAACTAGAGGTGCGTTAAGCAACGGAGTAGGAATGCTTACAGGAGAAGGTGAAATGCAAGCACCAATGGGTACAGATGATATGGGTGCTGATATGGAAATGGAACCAACTGTTGATCAAGAAGCTGATGCCGTTCCAGCACCTGAAGATGACTTTGCAGTAGATGCAGCAGCCGCAGGTGGCGAAGAGCCAGCAGGTAGGGAACAAAGAGAAAGCGTTGATCCACGCAACCTAGCAAGAAAACTTTCAAAAAAAAAGTAACCGAAGCAGTTAGCACAGACAATCTTTATAGAGTCCTTCGTTTATTAAAAGCTGAAGGTGTTGAGACTATTACTTTCCAAGAATTAGATCAAATGATGGATAACAGTGAAGTGCCACAATTTAGTTATGATACATTTGATGCCGCTTTTCAATCAGATGATAGAATAAAAGATATTGTAAGCAATTATACACAAGACGAAGTTAACCTTGCTGACAAAACACCAGCAGGCGGAGCAGACGGTGATACAGTAAGTAAAATGGCCAAAAGAGCTGTTGACTTATCAGATCTTTAATGTTACTATAACATATGAGCCTTATCCAAGAAAAGTTTTCATATGAAAAACTAAAACGTGTTGAAGTAAACGGCAAGCGCAGATACCAAACACCTGGCGGACCACCAGTAGCAAGTGTCACAACCATCCTAGGCGAAACTAAAGATAAGACACATCTTATTGCTTGGAAGAAACGTGTAGGTGAACAAAAAGCACAAGAAATCGTAACAGAGGCTAGTGGCGTAGGCACCAGGATGCATAAGTATCTTGAAGATTACATAGACACAGGCGAATGGCCTAGTGCTGGTAGCAATCCATATGCTCAACAAGCACATATGATGGCAACTACAATTAAAGTCCACGCTATGGATGATGTAGATGAAATATGGGGAAGTGAAGTTCCTCTTTATGTGCCACAAATGTATGCAGGAACCACAGACCTTGTGGGTGTTTACAAAGGCAATCCTTGTATAATGGACTTCAAGCAAACTAATAAGCCAAAAAAATTAGAATGGGTTGAAGATTACTTCCTACAACTTACTGCATATGCAATTGCACACAACGAAGTACACGGTACAGACATACGAGAAGGACATATCTTTATGTGCAGTCGTGCAGGTGAATATCAGCAGTTTGACTTGTGGCCAAATGAGTTTGCAGAGTGGGAACAGGAATGGTGGCGCAGGGTTTATCAATATTACGAGAAGTTCGGCTAAATACTAACAACAATTCAGGAGTTAAGAATGGCCGTTGTACAAATATCTCGAATACAGCATCGTAGAGGTCGAGCCCAAGTAAGTGGTGTGCCACAATTATCAAGTGGTGAACTAGGATGGGCAATTGATGATCAAAAACTATATATTGGTAATGGTAGTGTTGGCGAAGGTGCGCCTGCTACAGGCAATACAGAAATACTTACAACGAATAGCGACATCTTATCACTTGCAGGACAATACACATATAGAACAAGCGATAACATTCAAACAGGTGAGACAGGCGCAACTCCAGTAAGTAAGAGCATTGCGCAAAAATTAGATCAGTTTGTAAGTGTCAAAGATTTTGGTGCAACTGGTGATGGTTCAGATCAGACTTCTGCTATACAACGTGCAGTAGATCAATTGTTTTTATCACCTATTGGCGGACAAAATAAAAATATTACTTTAAGTATACCTGCTGGTGAATATTTAATAACTTCTCCTATTTTTATACCTCCATTTGCAAATATTGTTGGTGACGGAATAGGAAAAACATTATTCACTGTCACAGGAGCAAATGCTTTTTATACAAAAAATAGCACAAGCATAGGCGCAGGATCTTACTCAGATGATAGCACCAATGATAGCACAAATCAACCTAGGTATATTAGATTAACTGATATGACTATAACTCACAGCAGTTATGGAGGTAGTATTATTTTACAAAACTGTAGAGATAGTGAATTTGAGAATCTAAGATTAGTAGGTAGCTGGAATTATGGAGATGGCACAGAAGTAGATTATGGTGCATTTAAAATGCGTAGTGGAAGTATTGCTTCTCTTGATTGCGAAAGAAATAAATTTACTAATATACAAATAGAAAATTTTGCATATGCTTATTTTTCAGATGATGATACATCATATAATTATTGGAATGGTGGTAAAATACACACCACAGCATACGGATACAAATTTGGTATTGGCACAGTAATCGGAGCCGCAGGTCAACAAACTGGTCCTATGCACAATACAATAGAAAACATAGATTTTAAAAATGTTAATAAACAAGCAATTATAATAGATAACGGTACAAGAAACACAACAAAAAATAACATTTTTTATTATGCAGGAAATGATGCCGCAGATAGCCATAATCCTGTTGTATCTGTAATCAGGTATGGTGATAAAGGCAATACTAGCGAGGGCGACTTTTTTCAACGTACAGCAGATCTTACAGTCAATCCATTATATAACACAGGAAATTATCCGCCTGAGATTCAAGGACCTATTGATTACAATCTAAATTATCCAGTTGTAACTCAAATAGGTGGTAATTTAGTGTCTGAGTTTTTTATGGCATTGCCAGCAGAATCAAACAAAGGCACAATTTATGTAGACTATGAGTACACAGCTGAAAATGGTTCAGGCGAAGCATATCGCAAAGGTACAATGAGTTTTATTTGGAATAAAGACGTAAGCGGAACAAATGTTATATTTGGTGACGATTATATTTACGAAGGAAACAGCAGTTTATCTGCGGCACTTATTTTTACAGCTCAACTAAGTGGTAGTAGAATTGTAATTAATCAACGTAATTCAACTTTAGGCGACGGCGTTACGGATGCAGATCATTTTAGTTTTACTATTAGGCATTGCATACCGGATTAATATATGTTCCCAAATAATTATTTTCAAAGACTAGAACTTTGGCGTAATCTTAGAACTAAAATTGAAACGGCAAGCTCTCCTTTTGATATTGTTTTTGATTTTTGGAATTCAGTACCAACTGATTCAATTAGTGCTGATCCATATGACAAAAACTCGTGGCCAGATCCTTGGGAAATGATCAAAGAAAATACCTACTGTGAATTTGGAAAAATTCTTGGAATTATGTACACATTACAGTTAACCGAACGTTTTTCCCAGGCGACTTTTGAGATACATATTACACTAGACAAAGATAAAAGTAGGTTTGTATACCTACTTTCAGTTGACAATACAACAATTGGAATTTATAATAATGGATATGTTAATTATAACAAGCAAAATAATTTGGTTCCACAAATGCAGTATAGTAAACTACCTCAATATAATTAAAATAACAAGGAGATAATATGAGTGAACGCACGATGATCGTCAAGCGTAATGGCGAACAAGAAACTTTAAATATTGAAAAAATCCACAAGGTAGTTGAATTTGCTTGTGAAGGATTGGCTGGAGTCAGCAGTAGTTTAATTGAAATGAATGCTAATTTACAATTCTATGATAGAATGAGTACGAAAGAAATACAAGAAGTTCTAGTGCGTAGTGCAAATGATTTAATTAGTTTAGAAAATCCAAACTATCAATATGCCGCGGCAAGATTGCTTAGTTATGGTGTTAACAAAGAAGTTTTTGGCGGCTATGAGCCTTGCTCTTTACAAGAAATGATTGAACTAAACATCAGCAGAGGCGTGTATGATAAAGATATATTAAATGTATACACAGATGATGAAATAGCAAAAATGGATTCTTATATTCATCACAAACGCGATGAAAACTTTACCTATGCAGGTTTAAGACAAGTTGTTGATAAGTATCTTTGTCAAGATAGATCAAACGGTGAATTATTTGAAACACCGCAATTTATGTATATGATGATTGCGGCTACACTGTTTGCAAACTATCCTAAAGAAAATCGTTTACATTATGTTAGGAGATACTACGATGCGACCTCTCTTTTTAAACTCAACATACCAACGCCAGTTATGGCCGGAGTGCGGACACCAGTCAGGCAGTTTGCCTCCTGTGTCCTTGTTGATTCAGATGACACCCTTGATTCCATTTTTGCCAGTGATATGTCTATTGGACGTTACACAGCGCAGAGAGCTGGCATCGGTATTAACGCAGGGCGCATCAGAGGAGTTAATTCAAAAATTAGAGGAGGTGAAGTTGCACACACAGGAATCATTCCATTCCTCAAAAAATTCGAATCAACCGTCAGATGTTGTACACAAAACGGAGTAAGAGGCGGCAGTGCAACAACACACTTTCCTTTTTGGCATCAAGAGATTGAAGATATACTAGTTCTAAAAAACAATAAAGGAACAGAAGACAATCGTGTACGTAAGTTAGATTATAGTATTCAGCTTAACAAAACTATGTACGAAAGACTTTTGTCTGGTGGAGAAATCACCTTGTTCTCACCACACGATGTGCCAGGATTGTACGAAGCATACTTCGGAGATGCAGACGAATTCAAAGAAATGTACGAAATGTATGAACGCAAAACTAGCATCAAGAAAAAGAAAATTGATGCAATGGAATTGTTTAGTGCGTTGATAAAAGAACGTGCTGAAACTGGCCGTATATACATTATGAATGTTGATCATTGTAATTCTCACAGTTCATTCAAAGATAAAGTTTATATGAGTAATCTTTGTCAAGAAATAACATTACCAACAAAACCCTTGAATCATATTGACGATGAGCAAGGAGAAATTGCATTGTGCATATTAAGTGCAATCAACGTTGGTTTAATTAAAGAACTAGATGATCTAGAAGAAATTTGTGAACTAGCAGTTAGAGCACTTGAAGAAATTATTGACTACCAGCGTTATCCAATTAAAGCGGCAGAGATAAGCACAAAGGCAAGACGCAGTTTAGGAATTGGTTATATTGGTCTTGCACATTATCTTGCTAAGAATCACGTTAGTTACGAAGATGACAGAGCTTGGCAAATCGTACACGATCTAACCGAAGCATTCCAATATTACTTGCTCAAAGCCAGCAACAAATTAGCGCAGGAAAGAGGTGCTTGTGAGTATTTTGACCGCACTAAATATAGTGACGGCATCCTTCCTATAGACACATACAAAAAGGATGTTGATACAATAGTGGAGAACAATTTAAACTATGATTGGGCTAGTTTACGCAATGATATCAGAGAACACGGGCTTCGACATTCAACGTTGTCCGCACAGATGCCATCGGAGAGCAGTTCTGTTGTGTCAAACGCTACCAACGGAATCGAACCACCCCGCGGTTACTTGTCCGTTAAAAAGTCCAAAAAAGGGCCTCTTAAGCAGATTGTTCCACAGTATCAAACACTAAAAAATTACTATACTTTATTATGGGAAATGCCAGGCAACGCTGGTTATATAAACATTGTTGCAGTAATGCAAAAATTCTTTGATCAAGCTATTAGTGGTAACTGGAGTTACAATCCAACACAATTTGACAACAACGAAGTACCAATGAGTGTAATGATACAAGATTTATTGAACACTTATAAGTACGGTTGGAAAACTAGTTACTACCAGAATACATATGATTATAAAGAAGATCCTAGCGATCTTGAGGATCAAGCACCAATCGAACTCGAAAAGCCAGCAGAGCTTGAAGATGACGAGTTGTGCGAAGCTTGCGCAATATAAATACAAAACACTTGACATACAGCCTTATCGGCTGTATAGTCATCTATACAGACACGTGAAAGAGGTATAAAATGTCAAAGACAGTTTTTAATAAAGAAAAAGTTGACTTCACAAAACAAAATATGTTTTTTGGTGAAGATCAAAACACACAGAGATACGATACATTTAAGTTCCCTGTGTTTGATAAATTAAACCAAACTATGTTAGGTTATTTTTGGCGTCCAGAAGAAGTAAGTTTGCAAAAAGACAGAGCAGACTATGCAAACTTCCGTCCAGAACAAAAACATATCTTTACAGCTAATTTAAAATATCAAACTTTGTTAGATTCTGTGCAAGGAAGAGGTCCTTGTTTAGCATTTTTACCACACGTTAGTATTCCTGAGCTAGAAGGTTGTATTGTTACTTGGGATTTCTTTGAAACAATTCATTCACGTTCATATACACATATTATGAAAAATGTCTATCCAGATCCAACAGAGGTGTTTGACACTATTTTAGATGACGAAAAAATTATTGCTAGAGCAACTAGTGTAACAAAACACTATGATGCATTCAATGAGGCAAGTGATGCATACTTTCACAGAGGTGAAGGCAGTATGTATGATGTAAAGAAAAAAATGTATCTTGCTATGATGACAGTAAACATCTTGGAAGGATTACGTTTTTATGTGAGCTTTGCTTGTACATTTGGCTTTGGTGAACTTAAACTTATGGAAGGTAGTGCTAAGATTATTTCACTTATCGCACGTGATGAAGCACAGCATTTGGCACTTAGCACACACGTATTGAAACTTTGGGCGCAGGGTAAAGATGATCCTGATATGGCAAAGATTGCAAAAGAGTCTAAAGAAGATGTATATAATCTTTGGAGAGATTGTGTTGCTGAAGAAAAAGACTGGGCAGATTATTTGTTCAAAGACGGATCAATGATAGGATTGAATAGTACATTGTTGCATCAGTATGTTGAATATATCGCTAACAGAAGATTAAAAGCATTAGGATTTGATGCTATATTTGATGCACCAGTAAACACTAATCCTTTACCTTGGACACAACATTGGTTGAGTAGTTCAGGATTACAAGTTGCTCCTCAAGAAACAGAAGTTGAATCTTATGTAATTGGTGGCATCAAACAAGATGTTTCAAAAGATAGTCTGAAAGGATTTTCATTATGATACACATTTGGGGTAAACCAGCTTGTCCAAGTTGCGTCAAAGCCAAAATGCTTTGTGAAAGTAGAGGGTATCAATTTGAATATTTGGAAATGGGAAAAGACTTTACACGGGAGGCTGTTCTTGAAGAGTTTCCTGAAGCAAGGACATTTCCACAGATAGTAGTGGGCGGACAGAAAGTCGGAGGGTTTGAACAATTTGTCAAATATATTGAAGACACAAACTACACAGGAACAGGATACACATTATAATGTTAATTGATACACCATTCAAATCAAACGATGTAATTACTTTAAGGACAACCGCTGGTGAAGAACTAGTAGCAAGGTATTCAGGTGAAACAGATGATACTATTTCTGTAACAAAACCTCTTGCTCTACAAGCTAGTCAACAAGGAATTGGCTTAGGACCTTGGGTTTTTACAGTTGATCCTAAAGATACAGTAAAACTAAATAAAAGTAGTATTTTATTTACTCACAAGACCGAAGCAGGAATGGCTAACCAATATATGGAAGCAACAACAGGTCTTACATTAAATTAGGAGATTGTAATGCCTTTGGTAGCACGAAAAGACGGAGTTGATGTTGTTGACACAGTTCACGTTAGCGTAGGAGATGCTGATCCACTTGATGGTATTGCTTGTGATGCGGCTCCACAAATTATTGCTACTGAAGCAGGTTCACCTGATGTTTTTGCGGTAGGAGTTGGGGTTGTGAGAGATGGCGATGTAGAAGAAAGCCATACTATTCCAGGATGCACTACTCACCAAACAGGCTTAGCAACATTTAGTGAAAACGTTTTTGCAAATGGTAAAGCAATAGGAAGATTAAACGATACCTATAAATGTGGTGCAAAAATTATCAATGTAACACAAAGCACAGTTTTTGCAAACGGTTGACAAACTTTAAACAATTGCATATAATAAGGAATAGGCAATCGAAAGGCTATTATGAAAAAAATTATCACAGATGTTGATGGCGTTTTATTGAATTGGAAAGATTGTTTTCGAGATTGGATGGAAACCGAAGGATTTGTAAGATCAGATCCAGATTCTTATGCCGTGCATAGAGAATATGATATTAATAGAGAGCAAGCAGACGGACTTATAAAAGACTTCAATGAAAGTGTTTGGATATCACAATTACAATATCTACACGATTCAAAAGAAGGAGTGCAAAAACTAGTAGAAAATGGATACAAGATTGATATTTGCACTGCCGTAGGATTAAATGAATATATACAGGAAACACGCAATAGACATTTAGAATACCTGTTTGGTAAAAATACATTTGATAAAATGCATTATGTGACAGGTAATGGTGCTAAGGATCATATACTTGAAGAATATGAAGGTACTGAATATTATTGGTTAGAGGATAAACCTGAAAACGCGGTATCTGGTTTGCAGTTTGGATTAAAATGCATTCTTTACACACACTCGTACAATGAATGGTTTGAACATAAAGACGTAATTAGGGTAAAAAACTGGCAAGATATTTGCGAGGTTATATTGAATGAGTGATACTCACGAACAACTTAAACTTGCTTTTGCGACATACTTGAAAGAAACTGAAAACTTTGAAGAAAATGGTGTAAAGGTTAGTGCCGCCCGTGCAAGACAAGCATTGAGCGAAATAAAAAAATTAGTTGTTAGTAGAAGAAACGAAATCCAAAAAATGAAGAATGATATGTAATGGTAAAATATGATTTTGATACGCCATACGAACTTGTTTCAAGTCAAGTTTCGGTTTGTGAAGATACTGCAAGATGCCTTGTTTCATTTCCTAATTGGAAAAACAAAGACGAAATAATAGACTTTATTAATAAAAATAATTTTATTACTGCTGGTGTTTATAGCACTGATAAAGAATTACTAGAACATATGAACTACTATCTTGGCGGAGATATGTTACAAACAATTGAAAATTATAATTTACTGGAAAGACAGTTCACATAAACAACCTATGTTAGCGCACCTAATGTAACAATTATGTAAATACGTTATGCTGAGAAATGATCTAAAAGAAGAGTATCGACTTTTTTATATGGTAAAAGGGCATCTCGACGCATCCCCTGAAACAGTTATGCAAAGTGCAGAAGGTTATTTTAAACGCCTTTGGTATGATGGTGCCAATGGCGCACCTTTGTATGACTATGCAGAACAGTTTGAAAAAGAATGGAGTGACAGACAGAATGGAATCAAGACAAATGGCGGCATTAACGGAGGAGGAACTTACGTTAATGGAAAAGTTACTAGGTGAAGCTCTTAGTAAAGAAATAGAACAAGACAAAACCTGGCAAAATAAAAATGGTTACTCAAGACCATTTCAAAAGCAACGTAAGATATTGAACTGTCTGAATGCTATAAAATCACAACGCAATATGCGTAAAATAAGCGCGGCTAAGTGGTAACTTGGCTCTGGGGGTAGGACTCGAACCTACACGGTAAATATATTGCAGTACATCTACCACACGATAAACAGTCGTGCGTGTCTACCTTTTCCACCACCCCAGATTAACTCTAAGCTACAGCGGCCACTGCTTTGACAAATGGATCTTTGTCTTGCACTCTTGTATCCAGAGCCGCTATCATTCTTGTCATTCCTATTCCACCGCCAACGCGAGGAAAGAAATCAAACTCTAAAAACTTTTCAAGTTCTGCTTCAACTCTATCTTTTCCAAATAGTTCGTATAGCAAATTACTATATGCTCCATCTGTGATAGTATGAAAAGTGTCACGCATCATTTCTACATCTGTGCTACGTTCAGCACTTCCAATAGTTTCCATACCACCTAATATAACATCAATTTTTTTACTATGAACTCCATTATCGTATCTACTCATATTCCAAAATGGTGAAGTGAATTCTGGAAAATCTGTTATCATTGCTTGCCCAAATGTTTTGCCCATAGCATTTTCGTGTTCTGCTTCTAGTTCTGCATTTGCATCTAAGTTATAATGTCTTTGCCAACCTTCGTAGGTTTTTTCTGTAATATTACCAAAACCTAAATACTCGCACAATTCATATTCCATTGCTTTAAGATCATCAATAGTGCCAGGAAATTCAAATTCAAACATTGGAAATATTATATCGTGTCTGCCTGGAATCGCATTTGGTTCCTGTCTGTAGGAAGTGGAGACACAAAAAAACCCCTTACTATCGGGGCTACTTAATAATTCGTGTTCTAACCACATTTGGCCTGTTTGCGGCAACGGCCACACCTGGCCTGCGTAATTGTAAGTTGCTACATTGAATGGATCTTCACAAGCGGCAAGTATTGAAAGTCTGTTTTGAGTGTGTACTTCTTCAAAACCTTTGTCCAAAAAAAATGACCTTAAAAGGCCAACTGTCTTAGTGAACTTTGTGGGTGAGATTAGTTGCGTCATATATTTTCTCCTTTTTTCGCCTAAAAAAAATATGCCATTGAAATGGCGATTCTTATTCCTAAACCAAGTTATTTATCAAATATAAAAGATTGACATCCTTTTTCTTTTATGTTATAAATAGAGGGTAAGCGTTAGAACGTTTATATGGACTCCGGGGCGGTACCGGACGCCTCCACCATAAACACATTGGAGATAACTTGAGTAGTTGTTGCACAAGAAAAAGAACTTGGAAAGACTTTATATTTCTACCTATGGCAGTAAGTGTTGCAGTCTTAGGACTTGTAGTCTTACTAGGTATAGAAATGGGAATAGCATATGCACTAGGCTATGTTGATCCTAGTGTGTTTATGATGGGGGCGAAATAGGTTTCGACATATAGGCAAGTTTACAAAACACAAATGCAAACGATAATTTTGCACCTTCAGATTACGCCTTAGCGGCATAATGCTGTCGGGTTGGCAACTAACCTAGGAACAGAATAGTTGCACTACAAAAACGGGTGAAACATTTTTTAGTTAAAGAACACCCAAAACTAGAAAGGAAAAAAATGAAACTATTTAAACTACTGGCAGTTAGTGCTGTATCACTATTATTTGCTGCTACTGCTCAAGCAAAAGAAGTAACACTTCTTATGGATTGGTTCCCACAAGGTAACCAAAGTGTTTTCTGGCAAGCTATGTTAGATAACGACGAACACGATCTAAAAATCAACGTCAAAGCAGGTGGTCCTGGTATTAATACAGCCGCCCAAACTGCCGCTGGTTCAGTTGAGTTTGGCCTACAAGGTTCAGATTCAGTAATGGCGGCAAACGCCAAAGGTGCAGGACTAGTTGCGGTATTTGCTAATCTAGACCACGTTCCATATACACTTGTATTCCATCCAGATCAAGGCATCAAAACTATCCAAGACTTGGACGGTAGACGCTTTGCAGTAAAAATGGGTGTTACTTATTGGAAGTGGGTAAAAGCAGAATATGGTGTAAGTGCTGATGAGTTCCCACTCAAAGGCGATCTAGCATTGTTTGCAAGAGAAAAAGAAATGTTCCAACAGGGCTATTCACTTTTCCTTCCTGCAAGATTAGCCGCACAAGGCGTAGCAACTGATCAAATTACACTTGAGTCATTAGGCTACAGACCTTATAGTGTGCTATTCACCACACAAAAAATGATTGACGAAAACCCAGAACTAGTACAAGAAGTTGTAGATAGACTGAGAGCCGCTTTTGCAAAGTCACTCAACAACCCAGATCCAACTGCGGATCTTATTCTTAGTAAATCTAAGAAAGTAACAAGAGACATCCATATGGGTGCTATTGAACTTATGAAAGCAGACTTCCTTCCAAAGGATTACAGCAAACTTGGCTGTATGAAATCAGAACGTTGGGAAGAACTATCAGCACAGTTAAAGCAAGTTGATATGGTTCCAGCTGACTTTGATGCATCAAGTTCATATAACTTATCATTCCTTGCTAACTGCGAGTGATAAGAACCAGCTATGATTGAAGTAAGTGAAGTAACAAAACACTTCGACGAAGTTCAAGCACTAGCTGAGGTAAACTTAGACGTTGCCACAGGCGAGTTCATCAGTATTGTTGGACCTTCAGGCTGTGGCAAGTCTACCCTACTCAGAATTATTGCAGACTTAGTTGATTCACCAGGCAAGGTAAACAAACCTAGCAAAGGTGCTTTTGTGTTTCAAGACAGTGCATTGTTGCCTTGGCGTACTGTACAAGGAAATGTTGAACTGTTAATGGAATTAGAACACATTGAAAATAAAAGAGCCAAAGCCGCTGTTGCACTTCGTCAAGTAGGACTAAGCGGATTTGAAAAAAGTTATCCTCATCAGCTCAGTGGCGGTATGAAAATGAGATTGAGTCTAGCACGTAGTTTGGTATTGGACCCAGAATACATACTATTAGACGAGCCACTAAGTGCAGTTGACGAACTAACCAGAGAAGTCCTGCAAGAAGAACTATATGATATGTGGAAGCGTGACAAGTTTACTGCGATACTTGTAACACACAATATTGCTGAAGCAGTTTATCTCAGCAACAGAGTTGTTGTTATGAGTCCACGTCCAGGCAAGATCACACACATTGTAGACATACCATTTAAACAAAGAACACCAGATATTAGAAGCAAACCTCAGTTTAGCAAACTGGTGAACGAAATATCAGAGAAGTTAAGATTATGGAAGTAAAAAAGATTATACCACCTGTGTTGATTCTTGTACTGTTTCTTGGAGGTTGGCATTTAGGCGCATTAGCATATGATATGGCTTTCTTACTGCCAACACCGTGGGCAGTAGCACAAACATTTGTTAGTGACTTTGACATTATTATGACAGGGCTAGGACTTACAAGTAGAGCCGCACTAACAGGATATGCTATTGCTACTGTACTAGGAATAACTGTAGCAACCATAATGAGTCTAAATAAAATACTAGAACGCAGTTTATATCCATATGCAATCTTATTACAGACAGTACCAGTTGTTGCAGTCGCACCACTTATTGTGCTTTGGTTTGGATTTGAAATCAAAAGTATTATTATTATCAGTGTTATTATAGCACTGTTTCCTATTATAAACAACACACTACTAGGACTAAAAAGCACAAGTAAAACACTTGTAGAGCTTTTTGCCTACCACGAAGTAAACAGTATAACTAGTTTTATGAAATTACGTTTTCCTGCCGCAATACCAAATATTATAGCAGGTATGAAAATCAGTGCAGGACTAAGTGTTATCGGTGCTATTGTTGGAGAATTTATTATTGGTAGTGGCAGTGAAGCAGGAGGACTTGGAGTACAAATTATATATGCACAAGCAAACTTAGAAACATCATTGGTTATGGCACTTATACTCACAGCTACAATGTTGGGCTTTGCATTCTTTATGACAGTATCAACTGTAGGTTGGTACTTATTACACAAATGGCACGAGAGCGAACAATGACAACAGTAGCAAGAAGAAAACTAGGATTAACACATTGGGATAGCAAAACAGCAGGTGGTTATACACTGTTTGCTCCACAAACTGGCGGAGGGCGTGTACCTCTTATTGATGATGGAGGCGAACTAGTACACGAATGGAATATGCCTGTGCGTCCTGGAAGAGATGCAGTGTTATTAGAAAACGGTAACTTGGGTTACAATGGTAGCCATAATACTAGTGTTGATCTTTATCCTCCTTGGGATATATGGCACGGTGGTCACTTTATGGAAGCAACAAAAAACAGTGACATTGTATGGGAATACGAAGATCCATATGCACACCACGATGCTCAATGGCTAGATAATGGATTATTGTATGTGGCGGCGGCTGAATACCAAATGGGAAGATACAGTGACATTGTGCGTATGGTCAATAGAAAAGGCGAAACAGTTTGGGAATGGTGTGCTTGGGAACATATCACAGAAGAAGACTTTCCTTGCCACGCAGGTATGCCAGATAATCATTGGCCAATGATCAACGGGGTGTGCTACAGTGGCAAAACAATTTATATGAGCTTGCGTAACACCAGCGGTATTATTGGAGTTGACAGAGACACCAAAGAAGTTGTATGGCAAGTAAAATGGCCAGACGTTGCACAACAACATTGTCCTGTTGTTACACTAGATAAAACATTGCTAACATTTTGTAATGGAAATATTAGACCACCAGGTGTACACCACAGTAGAATTACAGAGTTTGATATAGATACAAAGGAAGTTGTTTGGAGTTATGTAGATGATATGCCTCCTGCTTTCTTTAGTCCATATATGGGCAGTGTACAACGTCTGTGGAATGGCAACACATTTATTTGTGAAAGTGCATTTGGTAGATTGTTTGAAGTTACACCCGAGGGAGAAACTGTATGGGAATATGTTATTCCTGAGTTTGCAGAATATCCTAGCCCGCTAAACGAATTTATTACAGGAGCACAAAACAGTTGTTTTAAAGCACATAGATATAAGGAATTTAAATGATACCAGTAATAGATATAAAAGCACAAGACTCTTTAGATCGCATTGATGAAGCTTACACTACTGTAGGCTTCGCAGTGTTTACCAACGCTCTTTCTGGCGTGGATAAGGCTGATATGAATGCTTGGCAACATCAAATGAGATCATTTTTTGATTTGCCGATGGAAACAAAACAAAAATATCCGTATGAAGGAAACACTAATTTAGGTTATAGTATGGTCGGCGATGAAAACGTAGATCCTACTGCCCCAAAAGATATTAAAGAATCATTTAATTACAACAATACTCGTATGCCTGAGCATTTATGGCCAACAGAAATTAAAGGCTTTAGAGATAGTGCATTAGCAAGCATAGACATAGCTGATAGGTTAACTTTACGCATTTTGGAGAAGTTTGATACTATCTTAGATACAGGCACTACATTGGTAGATGCACATAAAGTCCCATTCAATACCACAAGAGTTATACATTATCCAGCATATGATGGGCCTATGTTAGATAAACAAATGCGTATAGGAGAGCATAGTGACTACGGTACTATTACTTTACTTTGGCAGATTAATGACGTCCCCGGACTTCAAGTTCAAGACCTTGCTGGCAATTGGCATCCAGTACCCTTTGCGGACGATGGCGTTGTTGTTAACATTGGTGACTTACTACAGCGTTGGACTAATGATTATTTTAAAAGTACTAAACATAGAGTGGTAAACACTCACATACATCAACAGAGATATTCAATGCCACACTTTGTTGATCCTACACCTGGAACAATAGTCAAAAACTTGCGTAAAGGTGAAGAGGACAAGTATGATCCAATTGAATCAAAAGAATATTTAATGTGGCGACTAGCACAGAGTTATTAATATGGTATATAGAACAAACGCAGATTTATTTGAAGTAGGAGACTTTATCAGCCACGCAGGTAATAAACTTGCCTGGAAAATTGAATGTGATGCAATACGTCCTGAATGGTGGGATGGACTTGCACGTATGATAATGGACTACCAAATTACTCCTTTTAGATGGGTAGAAGGTATACCCAGAGGAGGCATTCCTTTAGCTAGTGCATTACAAAAATATGCAGATCCAAATGCTGATAACATAGGATTGGTTGTTGATGATGTGTGGACAACAGGAACTAGTATGAAAGAATATATAAGTGAAAACCACCCAACATTACTACATAATCAAATTCACAGATGGGTAGTTTTTGCAAGAAGTCCTTGTGATGATGGTACTCGTGCATTATTCACAATGCCGGAGAGATATAATGCACGTTAAAAGTTTAAATGGTGTAGCAACACAAATCGACGATGTTGATATCGTAGATTTATCTGTTGATGATGCACAATTTATACGTGACACATTGAGAAAAAAACTTATTGTAGTTTTAAAAAAACAAAACAAATTGCCTTACCATTTTGTAAATTTTATAGAAAAAATTGGTACAGTAGCCAATTACAGGCAAATGATTTATACTAAAGAAGGTGAATTTTATCTTGGTAAAACTCCACCTAACACATCTAATTGGGATAAAGATAAAGAATTATATCCTATACAAAGAACAACTGCAAAAAAGAATAAAAAAGGAATTTCAACTGGAATTTTCAGCACAGGTATTTTAGATTGGCACGCCAACTTAAATGGCCTAGATCGTGCTGACGGTGTTGCATTACAAGGCTATGAAGGTTGCGAAAACACAAGCACAAGTTATTTGAACACCAATCTTGCATATAATGATTTAGATGATGACTTCAAAAAAGAATTAGAATGGGTGCATTGTGAATACGAATACACACCGGAAGTATGGGCTAAAGGCCTGCCCGAAACACAATACAAAATGATGAAAAAAGATGGGCAAGAAGGTCCTTACAAAATGTGGTTGCTACAACAGAATATTGAAGGAGTAAAAGGCATTTATTTTTACACCAACAATAAATGTAAAATTATTACAGAAGATGAAACACTTTTCCAACGCTTGTACGACCATATGTTCCAAGACAAATACATATATCAACATTGGTATGAACCAGGTGATATTGTGCTGATGGATCAATTACTAACTTTACATAAACGTGATCAAAATGATCCTGATATACTGGCTCAAAGAGTACTTCATAGGATCACTTTTAGGATAAGTAATTACAATAACTTCATACAAAACAGAAATAAAAACTTTAATGCTACAATTTAACACACCCTAGTAAGGTTGACTTTGCACGTCAAACCTGCTATATATAATACATAGACACACGGAGAATACTATGAATCAGAAACCAAAGCCCATTGGTTGGGCAACAACTATCACTTCACTTCGTAGCGAATTTGGACTTATGTGGTCAAGTTTAATGACTATTGAAAACTCTCCACTACGCAAATTAGATCCAAGAGTATCGCATATGATATTCCAATGCCTTGCATTTATTTGGAGCGGAATATTTGCTTTAATGATCGGCAGTTATATGGCATTTGGCATCAGTGCTATAATGCACGTATGTTTGATTGCTGGTATCTTTATCACAGCAGTGGTAATGAACGAAGCAGACAAAAGACCAGACAGCTTTAATCAAACTGTAAAGTCATTTAAACTTCTCGGCGGCTATCATAGTTTTCCGAGAGCCAGACAGAATATGTGGATTAACGGACAAAAAGTTAAATTGGACGAAAATGATCCAGGAGGTGAGCACGAATGAGTGAACAAACAAATTATTGTACAACAAAAGGATTAGGTTGGGCATTTTTGATTGTTAGTGCTTTCATTTTGTTAGTTCCAATGGGTATGACATACGCCAGTGTTGGACACGATGATTATGCACGTTATTGTAGAATGACACCAGTGCTATTATGTTTTGGAGTAGGAGAATGACTTATAACTTTTTGAACACTAATAATGGTGATGCTTTTAGTATGGAGTTTGAAACTGATGAAAAGAAAACTCGATATCTTGAAAATGCACCTAACATCATTTGTTTAGGTGAACAACAATTCGCATTACCTACAAGACACGTAAGAATGGTAAACAAAGAGGAGTTTGCGGGATGGGGGAGTTAGAATTTAACTTTGAAATCGGACCTTGGCCTTGGGCTGACAAAATACCCGAAATATGGGGTAAGTAATGGATCCTAAAGCTGAGGCACAAGCAGAAGCAGAACGCACATTTGAAATGTTTATGCTGTGGACAAAAAGAGTTACTATAACAAGTATATTCTTTTTATTAGTTGTCGTTGTTGGATGCAACAGCGGCGTAGAAACTGGACCTAACGCAACTGGTTCGGGTTACAACGGAGAACAATACTCTCCAATGAACTTAAATTTAAAGGACAATAAATGAAAAAATCAATAATTATAACAATGGTATTTGCATTTTTTAGTACCATATTACTTCAATCAGCAAATGCTGAAGATATGACTATCGAAATGTTGAACAAACGTGACGATGGTGCTAAAATGGTATACAGTGAAGATATTGCACGTATTGATGTAGGCGATACAATCACTTGGGTACCAACTAGCAAAGGACACAATGTACAATTCATCGCAGGTCCAGAAGGTTGGGATTTGCCAAAGAAGAGTAAAAACAACAAAGAAGTTGCTATAACATTTGATACACCTGGTGTATACTTGTACCAATGCACACCACACGCAACAATGGGAATGATTGCCCTTGTAGTCGTTGGTGACGATATGTCAAACCTAGATGACATCAAAGCAATGAAGTTGCGTGGTAAGTCTAAGAAGAAAATGAAAGGGTTACTAGGAGACCTGTAATGTTAAAAAGTATTACTGCACGTATTCCAGAGTTTTGTATGAGCCATTGGCTTATACGTATTCCGCTTGCTATAGTTTTTTTGCAACAAGGTATAAGTAAATTACCGTTTGATCCAGAAGACGGAGCCGCATTTGATTTACCAGCATTGGTATGGTGGTTTGTAGTTTATGGTGAAATAGGTGCAGGTATTGGATTACTCGTAGGCGGACTAGTTTTGATCAAGGCTTACAAAGAGCTCAACGATATCATTACACGTTTCAGTGGTATTGTTGTTTGTAGTATAATGACAGGCGTTATCTGGGTTGGCCAACCAGAGAGCTTTTGGGACGTAATTTTATACGATAACTTACACGTATTTTTATGGGTAGGTGGGCTATTCTTTGCTCTTAGGGGTAACAGAACTTGAGCGGACAAAGACGCTTTTTAAAAATGTGGGCAAGAACAGTTGGAATGCCAATAGGTCTAAATGACGAAGACAAACCAGAGTTCTTGCCCATTACACAAACAGATGTTAGGAAGGCACTTGCTTTTAGGACATTTTGGATAGTTTTACACGTTGTTACTTGCTTGTTTATTATAAGCGGTAATGGCAGAACATTAGGATTTTGGTAATG